TTCGGTAAGAAAATCTTTGATAAGATTACTGCAGCAATGCAACCTGAGTTCGAGGACGAGGAAGCAATCGATCCGTTCGACTTCTGGCAGGGTGCTAACTTCAAACTGAAGGCAAAGAATGTTGCCGGTTATCGTAACTATGATTCTTCGGAGTTTGCCCGTCAGGATGCACTTCTGGAAGATGATGAAGCAATGGAAGCAATCTGGAAGAAAGAGTATTCTCTCGAAGATTTTGTTGCTCCAGATCAATTCAAGTCTTATGATGAATTGAAGAAACGTCTTGATTATGTTCTCGGACTCAAAGGAACGACTAAGTTCCAAGATCAAGAATCCGTTCAGGAAGAAGAAGAGTTCCGTCAGCAGAATCGTGATGAATCAAATCCTGTCCCTCAATCAATGAAGGAAGAACTTGATAGTTTATCTCCTACCAAGACTGATGACGATGATGATACACTCTCATACTTTGCCGCACTCGCAGCAGACTAAGTAAGATGGGGAGGGAAACCTCCCTTTTTTTATGGGTTAGTGGATCTAGTATTTTCTGTTCTGATTAGATTATCGTTAATATATTCTGATGAACGTCCATAAATCATAATTTCTCTCATATCATTCAAAAACTGTTGTAAATATGATGGTTTTAGTATATAGATAGATGACTTCTCATTATTTTTCCTAACTTCATATTCATAATTATTAATGTTAATTGTAGGATTTAAAGTAGTTGCAGTATTCGAAGGATCTGGAATTGTAAAATCTTCATCTACAACTTTACCTGCAGGAAGAATCAATCTACCTTGAGGATCTTTTACTTCTGTTGTTTCATAATGATGCACGGATGATAATCCAGTAACACCATACTTATTTTCTGCATATCGATAGAGATCACGATTTGAAAGTGGCCACTGATCTCTGACTCTTGTAATATTTGCCGTCATTAACACAACCCAGTCAAGTTCTGCACTTCCATAAAATTCTTCGGCAATTGTATCGGGTCTTGCACCCTCTACAATTTCATACTTATCAAAGATGGTGAATACATTTTGTAAGTCATCACGTAACTTATTTCTTCTGAATAAATTCTTAACTCTCAAATAATTTTGAGAAGAATTGCTGTCAGATAAAAATGATTGATAATCTACTTCTGGTAGTTCTCTGAAATATCCCATTTTAGTATCCTACTCCTGTTCTAGGTCCTTGTCTTATTTTTTCATAATCAGTATTATAAATTGGTTCGAGTTCTTGGAATGTTAAGTCCATAATCATTGATACTGGTGTTCCATCGTCATAAGTTGTGTAATTACCCTCTCCTGTATAATTGACATTTACGGATGATAAAAAACACTGCTTAAATTTATTTAAGAATGAGTGTGGTTTGCCACCCTGTCTATATCTCAATTCAAAAATATCTGGAGTTTTTAAGAAAGTTTGTTCATCTACTTTTGGTGCCATATGATATTTAAATGTTCTAATAATATTTCTAATCTCTTCTGCTTCTTTTGGTCCTCTGGGCACGAATTTGAATTGAAATCTAAAAGTGCGAAGACTTGGACCATTAAATAATAACTCCATATTTGGATTTAAAATTTGTCCTGTTGATCGTGCTAAAATTTGAGCTGGAGTAATATTAATACCAGCAATACCGACTGCCTTTGACGCTAATCCTCTAGTTACAAATCCTGAGGCTCCATCGATTCCTCCAGCTGCATTTTTTATCTTGTCTGCTCCTGCTGATAATGTTCCAAAAGTAGAATTAAGACCATTTACTATATCCACATTTCCTGCTTTATCCACATAGTCTCCACCGGTTCCCATGGTATCCATCACTGCTCCGACTGCGGCACCGGCAATACTATTCAGATTTGATGATTGATATGATACTGAATTGCTATCAGAAATACTTGATGGTATTGGTAATAATATTGTTGCCTTTGATGCTTTATTAGAGTTTTGTCTTATTCCCCCTGCTCTTGCAGTTATGGAGGTTGTAGATATATTTTTAGTTTGTTTAACTGCTTCATCAGAATTTGCATATGGAGCAACAAATTCATCCACTTTAATGTTTCTGGCAGCATTAGTAGACTTAATTGCAGTATATTCGATAACATCTATCTGCAAATAATCAGTCTTTTCTGTAAAAGCAGTATATGGATATCTTAGTATAGGTTTCGTACTATTTTGTGGCATCTGCCTTACTTTTTAGTTATTTAGAACGAACTTTAGCAAAACCGAGTTCTATCACATCAGACATCTCTTCTGGATAGATTTCGTATAGTCCACCAATGATTTGATTGTAATCATATTGCCTTCTACTATTCTGAGAATCCCAATGAAAATTAATTCCACGAAACCCCCAAGAGAATACTTCGGTAACACCTACAAGAGGGTGTTGGTCATACTGCATTCCTGATGTCTTGGCATTATAAAAGAAGGTATAATATTTTCCACTAGAAGGAACTTTATCACCTTCGGATAAAACACTGATTAATTCAGTCATAATATCATCAGCAGTTTCGATACCAATTAAATTATCAACAACACCACGCACACGATTATCATTATCTTCTGTTGGATTTCTTCTTTGTTGGAGTGTCTTTCTTGGCATTACTTAATACCGAGTTCGTTTTCTGTAAGGACCTTAAACTCATAACCATGATCTAAACACCATTCTTTGGCGGCATTCCATTTTGCCTGATTTTTAGCATACTCAACGACTTCATAGATATAACCTTTCGTCTTTCTCTTTTTAACTTTAGGTTCGATACACTGTTTAAATGGTTTGATCTCAATAATCATTTTTTTAATCATACCATTTGATTCTTTGACCTTAATATAAAAGTCTGGAAAGTATCTGTGGTATCTATTATCAATGGGTGAACGATAGGGGACAATAACTTCTTCACTTCCCCATTCTAAAATATTCTGGTTATTATCACAATAAATCATAAATCGACGCTCCCATAAGGAACGATAAACGATGTTATTGGGATCACCCTTATACTTTTTAGGATAAGATGGTTTATATTTTCCCTTATATGACATCTAAATAACTAATAACAAAGTAGACATACAGGTATTTAGAGTGGCTCGTCCTTATGTAAGAAGTATACAACCAAGAGATGCTAAAGAAATATTTGGTAAATTATCACAAACAAATCATTATCAAGTAAGTTTTGGTAGTCTTCCTGGATTAGTCGAGAATCATATTTACCGAAAGTTTGGTGTTTTTGATGCAAACAATTTTATGTCCCGAAAAGGTGGAATTCTTTGCTCTGATGCATCATTACCAGGAAGTTCTTTGGCAACTGGAGAAGTGAGGGATAATTTTATGGGCATTCCACAAGAGTTTGCTCATACTCGTTTATATGCTGATGTTGATTTTACTTTTTACGTTGATTTAGATTACACAAATCTTCGTATTTTTGAGGGGTGGATTGACTATATTAGTAGTGGATCTGAAAGCACGGATGGAATGAATGAATTAACCGATAATTATTATCGTCGAATGCAGTATCCTGAAAATTATAAAGCAAATACGATGTATATCACTAAATTTGAAAAAGACATTGATAATAATGGAAGAAGATTGGATTATCTTTTTGTAAATGCATTTCCAAAATTAGTAAATGCAATTCCAGTTCAATATGGTGGTGCAGATATTTTAAAAGTAGGTGTGAGTTTTAATTACGACCGTTATATTATGAATCCACGAGGTTCTGTCATAAGAGGAAATCCGGGAAGTTTTACTGATGTAGATAGAACTCAACCATCAGCAGAATTGAATCAAACACAGGAGAATAAAAATCAAAGTACTGGTAATCGTCAACCAATTCCTCTTACGGTTATTCCTTCTTCAGGTACTCCTGTTGGAAATAGGAACGGTGAAGGAACACAATTTATACCCACAGATTCTGCCACTGGATATAGGGGAGAAGGAAATCTGGATGGACCACTATTATATTCAAACGGAACTCCGGTATATAACTCGGATGGAACGATGAGAAGTCAATTTGATTAAAGTCATCTAAATAAAAATAACTGAATTATATTAATTTCTATGCCTTTACCCAAGATTAATACCCCAACATATGATTTGACCTTGCCTTCTACAGGAAAGAAGATTAAATATAGACCTTTTCTTGTGAGAGAAGAAAAGATTTTGATTATGGCAATGGAATCTGAAAATATGTCTGAGATTACCAATGCTATTGTTCAAATCCTTTCAGATTGTATTGTTTCAAAGGATATTAAAGTAGAATCTCTTGCTACTTTTGATATTGAATACTTATTCTTGAATGTTCGTGCCAAGTCTGTTGGTGAAACTGTTGATGTGAATATTACTTGTCCTGATGATGGTGAGACACAGGTAGAAATGTCGATTGATATTGATTCGATCAAAATTCAGAAGACTAGAGGACATAAGAATATTATTAAACTTGATGATGAACTTTCAATGAAACTTCGTTATCCTTCACTGGATCAGTTTGTTGAGAATAATTTTGAGACAGAAGAGGGAGCAAGTGAAATTAACCAGTCACTTTCAATGATTACATCTTGTGTTGAGATGATTTATAATCAAGAAGAGAGTTGGGAAGCATCTGATTATTCGAAGAAAGAACTTGATGAATTTATTGAGCAATTGAATACTAAACAATTCAAACAAATTGAGAAGTTTTTTGCTACGATGCCAAAACTTTCTCATACAATTGCAGTAAAAAATCCAGAAACTGGTGTAGAGTCTGAAGTTGTTTTGGAAGGATTAGCAAGTTTTTTCAGTTAGGTATGGCTCATACAAGTCTTGAGTCATACTACAAGATCAATTTTGCTCTGATGCAGCATCATAAATATTCATTAACAGAACTAGAAAATATGATTCCGTGGGAGAGAGAAGTTTATCTTGCTCTACTTCAACAATATATTGAAGAAGAAAACCTAAAGGCACAACAAAAGAGTGGAATCTAATTTAAGTATAAAGACATCAAACATACCAAAGTTTAATGTAAAGACTGTTTCATCGGCAGTCTTTGGAAAAGAGGAAGGTGGAAGTAATATTGGAGGTGGTTCCGGAGAATCGATTAGAAATATTCATAAGACATTAAGTAAATTATCTGGTCATGTAAGAAAGGCTTTAGTTCGTATTAAGGCATTAGAGGGAAAATTTTCTGAGATAGAAACTAAATTAGTAACTAATATTGAAAAAACTACTGAAATAGAAAAAAAATCAGTAGTTAGTATTGAAAAAATTGTAAAAATTGAAAAGATATTAGAAAAGAAAAAAGATAATATAGGGGGCAATCAAGATAATTTAAGTAAGAGTTTAATAGAAACAAACAAGATTCTTGTAGGTATACAGCAACAACTTGCTCTTCAATCTAGCAACGAACAGAAAGAACAAAAGACAGAAGTACAGCAAGAAAAAAGAGAAAAATCCAAGAAAAGATTAAAGGCAGAAGAAAGTGCATTAGAAAAAACTGCTAAAGGAATTGGAAGAGCAGTTACTAAAACTGTCAAAAAAATTATTTCTCCAATTGGTAATATTTTTGATACAATTTTGGAGTTTATTACTTTACTTGGTGCCGGGATTGCAGTCAATGCTGCTTTTGAGTGGTTCAAAGATCCAAAAAATCGGGAAAAAATAACTAAGTTCTT